ACCTTCAGTTGCAGGATTAGGAGATAGCAAATATACTTCAAGAGACAGTAATGTGGTTCTTGGCTTGTTCTCACCCTATAGGTTTGCTTTAAAGGAGTATGAGGGATATGACATATCAAAGTTCAAGGATAACATAAGATTCTTGGAGATGATAGTCAATAGAGATGGTGAGATGGGAGGACTATGTCCTTTATTCTTTGATGGGGCTGTGTGCCAATTCAATGAACTCCCAAGACCCAATGACAGGGAAGAATTGCAGAAAGTATACAGCTATCTGGAATCCATAAGGAGCAGTCCTGCTAAGTCTTTCTTTAGTTACACAACAAGTAAAATAGATAAGGGGTTGCATAAACATAAAATATTTCATAAGTTTGCATCCCTTTTTCGTATATCAACAAAATAAACATAAAAGGAGAAGTAATGGCAAAGATATTAGTTCTTGCAAAGAGTGGATTTGGGAAAACTACTTCTTATTGTGGTAGAATCAAGCTGGGAATAAAGGGTCTTAACCCAAAAGAGACCTACATTATCCAGTGTATTGGTAGGGGTGTTCCCAATCCTGACTTCAAGCTGATTGAAGGTAGTATAGGTGTGGAGAATGTAGGCAAACCTACACAGAAATTATCTAATGCCGGAGCACTGGCCACAGGTAATAGGGTGCAGGTGGATTGTCTCACAGGTCTTGATAGATTTGCAGCAGTGGCAGAAATCATCAACATGTTGAAGAAGTCGCCTTACAAGAATATACTTGTAGATGACATGAATTATCTTGCACAGGATTTCTACATGGCAAATGCTATGAAAGGTGGATGGGATACTCCCAAGCAGATTGGTTATGGAATGGGCCTCATCTTTGATGCCTTCAAGGGACTTCCTGAGGATAAGAATATCATTTGTTGTGCTCATTATGAAGAGTACAAGGATAAGAATGGTGATTCAATATCCTATAAGTTCAAGACCACTGGAAAGATGGTGGATGACTACATAACACCTGAAGGAAAGTTTGATATTATCCTCTTTGGTAAGGTAGGTTATGATGCAGAAAACAAGAAACCTATCAAGCATTATGTGAAAGAGTTTGATGGAGAATATCCTGCTAAGGATAGCCTTGGTGCATTAGATGACCTTCCTGATGAGATTCCCAATGATTTGTCTATTGTTGTAGACAAGTTAAGAGAAGTCTATGGATAGGGATGAGATTGTAAGAATATCAAGGTCAGTTGCTGGTAAGAGTGTTACTATAGATGACATTAGTATAGTGTTGATGCAATGCTGTATAGAACAGGGCAAGCCTTACTATGAGACTACCTTGTTTGTCACCAAGGTATTAAGTAGCACACAACTGGCAGGATATTTTATGACAGCTCTAGACTATTATGAGAGGAAATTCACAATATACAAGCTGTGGGATAAGCCTAATATATTACAGAAATCTGGAGGATTAGGACAATTATTACAGATATTTTAGTAACAAGTATTTAAGTATTTTTATTTTAGCAAGAAGAGTATGAACAAGACATTAACAGTAAGACAGTTTGCTGCTGTAAAAAGAGTGGCACAGAATGTAAGCTTTGCAGTGGCAAAAAAGAATAAAATCTCTGCGAAGATGCAGGAACTCAGTAAGGAGTATGAAGACCTGACTAAGGAGATTGAAGGACATGAGATGGGAATCAAAGCCTTGACAGGAGGATTTACAAGTGAAGACCTGATTACCAAGAAGGTTGAAGATACAGGTAAGGTTGATAAGGAAGGCAAGCCTGTAAAGGTTACCAAATATGAACCTAAAGCTGGAGTGGTATCATTCAATGAGGAAGATAGAGTGTATGAAATTGACCTCAATGGTATTAATGGTATTGCTGTAGGCTCAGTACAGCAGGATGACCCAATATGTGCTGAGTTACCAGATTGTGATACAACAGCAGTGGATAACATTGGGTATTCTCCCAAAACTACACAATACTAAAGAGAAAAGAGAAGAAAGAAGAGAAAGAAAAAGATTAATCTTTATGAGTATGAAAGATAACAAATCAATTAGTTTTATGGCAATCAGTAAGGGTTCTGTATCTACTGAAGGCTTAGAGATAAAGAGATTCATAGGAGTAGGTTCAGTGTTTGTATTGGCAGTCAATCCTGATAAGAAGAAGCTTGAGGAGCTGTATATGACCCAGCTTGAAAAAGAGCCTGAGTATGTAGGAGAGGTTGAGGTAGGAGATGACAAGCACAAGGTAAAGAATGTGAGGATTGACTTTATTGTCAAGACTGACCCTGAAAAGTGCAATGGAATTGACACTACAACCAAGGTATCACTCTTTGTCAGACAAGAGTACAGGTATAGTAAGGACGGTAGTAAGATTCAGGTAATTGATAAGTATGGAAGAACTGCATGGCCTACTATTGAGGAGGCCAAGGCACATGCTACTGTACTTACTAAGAAGGATGGTAGTGCCTACAATGCCAATATAGACAAGGACTATAGACCTGCATACTTTGGGGAAGAGGAATTGACTAAATTCCTTAAGGCATATCTTAATATTCCTGATGTAATGAAGTATGTCAACAATACTTGGGTTATGGTTGATAATCCGCAGGACTGTGAAGCTAGACTTGAAAGTATTGAGGACTATTTCAAGGGAGACTTTAGTGAGCTGAAGGATGTAATCTCATACCAGCCTTCTAACAAGGTCAAGGTTTTGTTTGGAGTAAGAACCACAGATGACAACAAGCAATATCAAACTGTATATACCAGCATGTTTCTGAAGAATCATGTTAGGGATTACAGCAGGCTTGACCAAGATTTACAGGAAAGGAAGCAACAAGGGGCATTTGCCAACACCGAGTTTATAGTTGATGACTTGAAGGAGTATAAGGTAGATTCTACTGACCTCAGCCAGTCAGGTACAGATACTTTACCCTTTCCGGGTGCTGCTGACTCAGCACCGTCCCCTTGGGATTTGAGCAAGTAAGTGTAACTGTTAAAAAAAAAAAGCATGGCATTCAGCAAGGGCAAGGATTCTGTGAGTTTGAAGGAAATCTTGGATAGAGTAACAGAAGCAGATATTTTATCATATTATTTGGGTGTTACAGAAGTACCCACTATTATAAATTCCCCATTAAGAAGGGATAGAAGACCTTCCTTTGGTCTCTATTCTCCCAATGGGGAAAGGATATATTATACAGATTTGTCTACAGGAGACAGGGGAGGAATCTTTGACCTCCTTGGTCATATGTGGAGCTGTAGTTATAGTGAGGTCTTATCAAGAATCAGGAAGGATATGGAAAGGTTTTCTTTGGGTAATTGCAATATTCAAACATATACACCATGTGTTGTAAATGACATGAACAGTCATAACAGCAATTCAGACCTACAATGTAAGATTAGGGAATGGAGGAAACATGATATAGAATATTGGGAGTCTTATGGCATTAGTGTTGAATGGCTCAAATATGCGGAAGTTTACCCCATATCTCATAAAATTGTCCTTAAGGATGGTCATAGATATGTGTTTGTAGCTGATAAATATGCCTATGCCTATGTTGAACATAAAGAAGGAAAAGTTACGCTAAAGATATACCAACCCTTTAATAAAGGCAGGTATAAATGGAGTAACAAGCATGACAGCTCTGTGGTAAGTCTATGGACTAAGGTACCTGAATATGGGGAACAAATATGCATTTGTTCCTCATTAAAGGATGCCCTATGTCTATGGTCCAACACAGGGATACCTTCCCTTGCCATTCAAGGTGAGGGATACAGAATGAGTAGTACTGCAATAAGTGAATTGAACAGGAGGTTCAAAAAGGTATTTATTTGTCTGGATAATGATAAGCCCGGCCTAGAAGATGCTGAGAGGCTTTCAAGGGAGACAGGATTCACTAATGTGGTATTACCATTCTTTGATGAAGGAAAAGATATTTCAGATTTATTTAAGGCTAGGGGAAAGGAAGAGTTCCTTAAAATAATCATTCCTTTATTTACCTCTTCTAGAGGGGAAGAGTATAGTGATGATTTGCCCTTTGAGATTGAATAGAAAGCAGAGTTTGAGTTTTTTTTTAAAGAAAAAAAAAAGAAAAGCATGGAAAAAAGAAAGATTACAGTAGTATGTACTACAGGAAACAGAACAGTGGAAATACTCTCAGATGCAACTACATTGGGAGAATTAAAGAATGATTTGACAAGAGAAGGGATTTCATATAAAAATATGAGCTTCCTTGAAGGACTGTCAAAGACAGAGTTAAAGTCTGATAGCTCTATCCTTCCTCATGATGTTACTTGGAAGGGACAGGTTACTAATAATTTGGTAATTATGTTAACTACCGCAAATAAGAACATCAAGTCTGGGGCTTCCATGAGCAGAATGGAGGCTTATACCTGCATCAAGACAATGGGTCTCCAGAATGAGTGTCAGAGTAAGTTTGGTAAGAACTTTACTCAGTGTAAGACCAGTGACCTTATATCCTTGATAGAGGAGAAGAGGAACAAGAAAGAAAGCCCTGCTAAGGAAAGTCCCGTCAAAAAGGGTAAGGAGGTTGTCAGCTCCGTAGATGGAAAAGATGTAAAACAAGCCCTTGTAAAGTTGGTGGAGACATTGTATGATGAGGGAAATCTCAGCTTTAGGGCTACAAAGGCAATACTTGAGGATTTGGGTGTCAAAGCTAAAGCCAAGAAGGAGGAAGCCGTTAAATTTACCAAGAGTGAGATAGATGAAATGTTTGAGGGCTTGATAGACTAAGAGTAG